TTTGTTTTGGAAATACGTTTAATAGGAAACGTAATAGATTTATTAACTAATTAATGCTACATAAGGGAAAAGGGTAGCATATTTGAATATACATATATATGGATCTATCAAAAATTACATTTTAGTAAAAAGAAATGCCTCACTTTTGTGAGGCATCAGTCTTAAAATAGTATTTTAAGAGAGGTTAAAATATTGGACATGTCCCATTAGCACAAAGTATTTCAGTGATAATAGAATTTACTTTAATATATTGGTTATTATATGTTTTATTTTCATTTAAGGCTCCTACTTCTTTCATATATGAGCCTGGGTTTGAAGGAGTTGATACAAAATCCCAACATAGTAATTCAAAGTCATCTTGCACTTCCATCAATTCACCCATTTGTTTTAATGAACCCATACCACGAGATGATACACCTACTGGTATTCCATTTTCAAAAAATGCTTTTAATATGTTACCTGATGGAGTTGGGAGTATTTCAATTATTCCTATTACATTATCTTGTTCCCAAAATATTTTTTTAATATTATGGGACACGTTTTTTAAATTGATAATAGAAGAATCAGGATGGTCTAGTTCACCTAATGCTCTATTAGCATTAACACTTTCCATATACTTATCAATTTCTCTGTCCCATAACTCTTTTGAGTAATAACGGCCATTGCCGTTTTTTACTTCAGCTGTTGCTAATATCCCTTGAACCAAAGGATTACCAGTTGAAGATTTTCCTTCAACTAGTTTAACAGGTTTAGCTGTGAATGTTTGGGTCTCAATAAGTATTTGTTTCATAATTATTTTTTTCCTTCAGTAGCATTTTCCAGTCCTTTAATTTCTTTTTCTAAAGCTTCAATTTCTCTTTTTTTAGCGGCAATTGTTTTTTCAACTTCTTTATAAGCTTTTCCGTCTTTATCTACTTTTGTTAGGTCTTTCTTAGCAATTTCTAAAGCTTGTTTTAAAATACCTAGACGATGCTTTAAAAGATCTTTATTTTCTCCTTCAGCTAATACTTCTTTAACTAATAAATGAATTTGAGAACGCAATATTGATTCTTTTAAATTACCATAACCTGATGATTTATATGGACCTGTAATAGGTTTTGATTCACCTAATCCTGGAGCATCAACAGTATAACCTACACCTTTAAGACCAAATTGACCATCTTTAACATAATAGTTCATGTCTTTAGCTAAGTTTTTAGCTACAATGGCTCTTAATTCTTCTACTGTTTTATCTTTAGGATCTTGCATTTCAGTATAAAATCCTTTTAAAAATTCTTGACCAAATACGTTATCATAATTTTTAGTATCTTTATAGTCGTAACCACGTGTTGCCATGTCAGTTACTTCTTTAGTTGTTTCTTTTTCTTCAGCTTTAGCTTCTTTTTCTTCTTTAAGATTAGTCATATTTTCATTAAAAATAGCATGCCAATCTTGCTTTTTACCCGTGGTAACTACACCACCGATACCTTCAGTGATAATACCTCTATTTTTAAGTATACGCACTGTATCATCGTAAGTATTAACTGGTGTTACTAGGTTGGGAAATAAATGGCGAACTGATTTAAAAAATTGCTGTTTATTGCCTTTACCTTCTTTAATAAGGTTATATTGTTCTTGTAATGTGTTTCTCATGTTATGTAAATAATTTTGTTGCTCTATCAAGTATTGAAATAGCTAAATCAGTACCATATACTGATTTCTTTTCTGGTGTTTCTCTATAGCTATTTATAGTTTCTTTTTTAGCTTCCTGGATTAGTTTAATAAGTTCTTTTAGTTTATCTGCTATTAGATCAAAATCTCCTAATCGTCCGGCTATATATTGTTTTGTTTCATCATCAACTTCCAAACTATTAACAAAACCTTCAATGTCAAATTTAGATTCTGTTTCTTCTTGTAACTGTATTACTTCAATACCTTTAGCTGCTTTATTTAAAGCTTTTTGATTCACAGGTTTAAAACCAAGTTTATAATAGTAATTATTAGCGGTACCTTTAGCTTTTTTATTTGGGTTGAAGGCATAAGGTGTAGCATAGTTAGCACCAGTCCCAGCAGTAAAAGAAGCACCAGTACCTGTGGTACTCATCTCTTTTAAGTGTTTTTGAATAAGTTCTTTTATTTTTTCTTTCTTATTCATTTACTGCTTCTAGTTCTTCAACTAACTGGTAGTGTTGAAGAAGATTAATTAGATGATCATCATTAATTTTATCTATTTTACCTAGATTTGGTAAAATGTTTACAATCTCATTTACTTTTATCTGGATGGCTTTATTAGTAACTTTTTTATTTAAAGTCAATAAAGTATTCTTGATTTCAGTTATTTTAGTATTGTAAAATTCTCTTAATTTGGGTGCATTGTCAACACTATTGATAAATTCTTTTAATATTAATTTTTGATTTGGGTTCAAATCATCATACTTATCATTAAATTTTTCTAATAATACTCTGTATGCTAATACTCGAATATCTTTATCTTGATTTTTAAATTCTTCTAAGATGTTTTCTTTAACTTCTTTTTTATCAATAGGAGACTTAACAAGATATTCTAATAAAACTGTTTTATTTTCTATAATCTGGTTAGGATTAGATAGATTTTCACTAGTATATACTTCTAAAAGTGTAAATAAAGCTGCTTGTGCTTTATAGTTTGGTAATTTGGTTTTAAAGAATTCTTCTAAATCATAGTGATTTTTAATTTCCTTAATCAAATTATACTTTTGTCTTCTTAGAATAGAACGATTTAGTTGTTTAGAACTTTCTATAATAGTGCTAATAACCATATCGGCTTTAGCTTCACTAGTATTGATGTGTCTAAAAAAACTTTCGTATAACTTATACTCTTTTCCTAATTCAGTCTTAGTAAAATACTTTTTAAGAATATTAATTGAATGTGATTCAGCTCCAGATAAAGTATCAGCTGTAATCTGTCTTACTAACAATTCAAAAAGGATACCAGTATTTTTATACTTTGAATGTTTTATAATCATTCTTGGGTAATGTTTTAATTATAAATATATATGGAGATATTATTCTCGTATTTGAGATTCATCTAATAATGAAGATTCTTCTTTTTTAAGTGATAATTTTTTATCTAAAGATTCTAATAAAGTTTTGTTTTTATTTTTTATCTCTAGAGCAAGAGGTGATCCACCTTTAAAATTATTTTTTAAAGAACCATCTTCACCGGTTGCGTCTCCTTTTTTCATTCCAACATTGCCTAATCTGTCTTTACCTAAAGCGCTTTGTTGTGTACCTGAAGTAGATGCTTTTTCTTTAGGTCTGCCTAAAGGCTCATCTTTATCATAACCATCAGGAACATTTAAACCATTTCTTCCAGAACCATATAGTGCTGCTAGATCATGAGGTGTACCATATGACTTACCTGATTCGAGTGGGTCATTACCTTCATTTTCAATTTGTTTAAATCTAAAGGTACGTTTTTGGTCTTCAGCGATTAAGTCTCTATATTCATCAAATTGGTCTTGACTTAAATGGAATACATTATCATAGATCCAATCTGTGGGTAATAATTTACCATCAATAATATCTTTAGCAAGTGACACTTTTTCTCTCATTAATGCTATTCTTTCTTGGTCATAAATGATAGAAGGAGTAGTTAATGATAATTCAAAATTTGTTAATGATTCATTTCTATAGCCTTGAGTATACAAGTGAACTAAAGCAATTTTATTTAATTCTGAAAGTATAATACGTTGAATGCGATCGATTGTGCGGGCGAAGCGAATGTCTTCAGCTGCTAAAGTAGCTTTACCAGTTAAGTCTTTCTCATAACCCATGAATGCTTTAGGTACCTTTAAAGCTGCAAATAATTTATCTCTTAAGTAAACTACATCATCAATTGCTGTATAATCTAAACCTTTAGTAGTATCAATTTTAGTAGTAGTATCATTACCTCTAATAGGAATATAAAAATCTTCTAATGAATTTTGTAAATTATATTTTAAATTATATTCACCGGTTTGTGGGTCTTGAAATGGAGTTCTTTTCATCTGTGAGATGGTCTTCTGCATGAAGTTTTCTACTTCATTTGGTGGGATAGAACCTACATTAACATAAAATACTCGTTTTTCAGGAGCACGAACAATGCGATGGATCAACATTGCATCTTCCATCAACACATATTGTTTAAATAACTTACGTGCTGGTTCTAGATATGAACGACCATATGGAAGATAATTTACATCAGTAATCAATCTAAAGTGAGCCATCTCATAATTGTCAAAATAGATTGATGAGTCATTTTTATTAGTACTATAAGTACCCTGTCCTGTCACACCATAATGTCCTGTAGCACCACCCGAGAAACCATCTGGGTTGAATCTGTATCTTACTTCGGCGGGGTTTGCTGGGTCGTAGTGTTCTTCTCTCATAATATGGTAAGCGGTATATGGGATGACATTATAAACCCCAAATTTCTCTGCAATTTCTAGTTTTATAAAGAAATCACCATACTTGCACATTTGGCGGATCCAAGACCATAAATTAAATTCAATGTTTAATACATCATAGAATAAATTATATAGAATTTTTTGTGTATCTTCATTTGAACTTCTAATTTGAAGTACTTCACCCATATCATTTTTAAGAGTACATTCATCAGATATAATATCAAGAGCAGAAGCTATAATAGCATCTGTATCCATAGCATCATAGTCTGAGTATACTTGGGTACGTAAGTATCTCCAATTGAGATTTAATTGAGCACCATATAGTGAAGTGCTGTTACTAGAATAGATACGATTAAATCTATCTACTAAAGCATTAGTTTGAAATTCTCCTGTAGATTGGATGCTGTTGACATCCATTACTTTAAGCTGATTACCTCCAGCATTACGAATTATTACATCTGTGGAAAACAATTTCCTTAACCTTGAAAATACGCTTGTATCAGCCATTTAAATTAAATTATATATAATAAATATTATAGTAACCAGCTTATGTCTTCATCCTGCCCACCAATATTCATTTGATACGGGTTAGGTTTACCATTCATAGTAAAATTACCTTGAGCATTAGGTCGAACAGTTGCCATATTACTTAAAGCAGCTCGTGTTAGATCTAAACCTTGTGTTTTATATTTTAAAGCAGTATCACGAACATACATTCCAATTGCGAAACTCATAACTAAATCATCATTATATCCAGATTGTGCTTCAGGTCTACCATTTCTCCATATAAACACTTTCATTTCTTCAGCTAATCGTTTTGATTGTATGACTACACTTTTATCACCAACATATTCTCTAAACTTATTTATAACCAATGGACGAGTTCTCATAGACATTGTAAAACCAGGTGTCATTCTTGATGGATCATCTGTTCTTTCTAAATAAGCTTCAGCATTCAGTGTTTCACTTTTTGGAGAGTAATATAAATTTTTATATCCTCTTTCAATAATTGAATCAAGAGCTGACCATCCTATATTAGCATTTTCAACAATTAGTAATGCATCATTATATTCTGTTGCTATGCTTACTAGCATGTAACCAAATTCTTTTGGTGAGAGTTGACTTTTATATTCAGCTACTTGTGTGTTTAGTTCAGTATCTATCACATGGAATGTTGAAAAATCTTTACCGTCTCCACGAGCTACATCTGCTACAACCATATAGTTTCGGGTGTAATCTGGCAGTTCCCAGATCCATAAATTATGATCTATACCACGCTTTTCTAATGGATCTTTTATAGAGGTAGCAATTATGAAATCTAACTGTTCACTGTAGAATACAGTATCACCAGATGTGTTAAAGTCACAGTCACATTCTTGTGCTGCTAATCTTGGATCTCCTAATAATTCGTCTTGTTTTTTTCTCCAATGATCATCACGTTCTGGGTGGACATACCATGGAAGTTTGATAGGTAAAAAATCATTATCTTGTGCCTCTGCTCTAACCCATGTTTGATGAAACCAGTTACCAGTACCAAATGGAGTAGACAACACAATTGCTCCTCCACCAGTTGCTAAGGTTTGTTGAGCAGAAGCCCATATTTCACCAATTCCTTCAATAAATGCTGCCTCATCAATTAGTAGAAGTGATACTGCTTCTGATCGACCTGCATCACTAGCAGCTGAAACTGCTTTAATTTGAGAGCCATTATTTAATCGTAATGTTAATTTATTGTTTTCATCTGCAGGTACTTTTAGCCAAGAGGGTAAATTTTCAAACATGAATTTTACTTTTGTAACCATGTTTTTAGCTGTTTCTTGCTTAGTAGCAATACAAAGAACATTTTTATCCTTTTGAAACAGCATTATCCATAATGAGTATCCAGCGGTTAAAGTTGAGATACCCAACTGTCTAGATTTAAGTACTATATTATATGGATTATCTCTCCACAGGCGTAATACCTTCTCTTGGAACGGATAGAGATTAAACATGATCCTGCCACGTGTTGGATGCTGGATGTAGCAATATTTTTTCATAAAGTGGGCAGGATCTTTTGAACACTTTACATACTCTTCTCTAATTATTTGTTTTAGATCTTGGCTCATAACTTTATAATCTTGAGTTTGGGTATAAATATTAAAGACTTAGGTAACCTTTAATTTGCTCAATTCTTTGCTCAGTAGTGCCTGAAATAATACCAAAACTTTTTATATTGTATAGATTATCTTTAATGAGATACTTAATAGTACTATCAATTTGGTCACGATAATTAATATTAGTTTCTCTAACTCCATTATTCTCTATTTGAACACCAATAGGAGAAACATAAAATACATAATCATAGTCTTTAATAAATTGACTAGCATATGGAATAAATTTTAATTTTTCTACCTCATCAATTGATTTAGCACATTGAGCAAATGCCATAACATCAATCACTGTTCTATCAGTAATAACATTTTTTCTCATCAATTCAGAACAACGTTCAGCTAAGAATATTGTTTGACCTTTTAATGTACTATCAGTGTTTAATGGAATACCTAAATCACGTAAATATTTACTACGTTCAGTAGCAAAGAAATAATC